TGCTTGCAAGGATGCGCACGCTCGTTTGGCTCACGCTCAATCGGTGTTGCAATTGCACTCAATACTTGCATTGCCGTTGCCAAGTCTGGATCTGCTGGTTTGTTCCAAAGATCATCGTTTGGCACTGGATCACCAGCTGCAACTCTTTGCACCTTAGCCATTTCCTCACGGCTTGGGCGTTTGCCAATCTTGGCTTGGAATCCAGCAGTGGCCAACACTCGACCGATTGCACTGGTGCATCCATTCTCGAGGGCAAAGTTAGCGTTCACACCGTGCGTTGCAATGATCTCTTGGGCGTAATCTGTGGCAATAATCGTGCCGTCATTACGGTAGGCAGTGGCTTTGATAATAAAGCACTTGCCATCGTTAAACACCAAATCGGTATCAATCCGACCTTCAGGATATTTCACCCAAAATAGGGCAATGCGCTCATCAACTGGTTGGTACTCGCTAAGGTCAAAGGCCATTGGTTAGGTTCCAATCTTGCTTGGCCTTGGTGTAGCCGATCGCACGGCCTCGTTTGTAACCTATGTGCTTGCCATCTCGGTGGCCTATTGCGTAGCCAAGAAGTACGCATCCAAAACAAATTGCGCAATACATTGCCACCATTACTGCAAATGCTGTATTGGCCGCCATTAGTCTGCCCTCAATTGCAATTCATTGGCTTTGATCTTTAGGTAAATGCGTGTTTCCACTGCTGCAATAGATCGGTTGCATTTAGCTGCTATGGCTTTGGTGCTTACGCCACCATTGTACCAATCGTGCAAAATCTGATCCTCAGCAGGTGTCCAAATGCGGTGGGGTAATTCTGGCCTACGGGTGCGCTTTTTCTTTTTAGGAAAACTATTGCGATCCATAGTTAGTGCTCTAGTAACTGGCTTTTTTAACTTTTCAATCTCCGCATATAACTCGCCTATGTGGTTGTAAATGTGCTCTATATCTGTTTTTAACCTTCTCATTTCTAGTCCTTTCCTAGTCCGGACTTTTATTGTGGCACTAAGGGCTGACATTTTGCAACACCAGCCCCCGCGTGTCGGGCTTTACTCTTTTGGTGCTCTACCGTATTTGTCATCATTTGTGCTCAAGGCACGCATAATGACCGGCAAAAGAGATGCCCAAAGTCCATTGGCTACCATTTTCCAATCCTCACCAGAAAACTCAATTGGTGATTTTCCTATTGTGGCCATCAAGGTCAATAGGATGGTTAGCAAAGCGCGGATATAAGTTCCACAAGCTGCTTTTATTTGTGCTGCCATTTACTGCTCCAATCCAAGCGCAGTGATGCGCTCTGTTGCCTGTTTAGGGGTCAGGCAAACTTCAAAATGCATTTCATCTTTGCGGTTGCGATAAGTACCGCCCCACTTTAAGCCGTACTTGGCGCACAATTCAATAATTATTGCAGCCTTGCCCTCGGCAAAGGTATTTTCATCACCAAGTTTGTGCCGGTTTGCGTTCAGATCAATAGCCGTGCCACTGCTGTGGTTGCTTAGGCGATCCTCACGGCCTCGCACCATCCTAAATGCGTACCCCCAATCATCAAGGGTGCCTTTGTCTATTGGCTCAATCTTTTCGTGGAACTCAGCTGCAAAGCCCACCAGCAATGGTGCAACCTTTTGAGCGCATCTCAGTTTAATTGTTGTGCCCTTTACGGGATAAGACTTTATGCCAATCTCAGCAGGATCTTTGCTTGCTGGCCAACCGTTATCAGACTTCAGGGATGTGCTCGGCATTGTCACAATTCCATTGGTAAGTGTCAGTGTTTAAAACCAATTCAGAGTGGCCACAATCAGGTTTTGGTGCAATAAATGCATCTGCATCTGCATCGTATATGTAACCAATACCAGCATAGTTATATCTGATGCGCCCGTTGTAACTGGTTCGCACCCATTGTTCGCCGGTTTCGGCAAGCATACGATCTGCAAAAGTGTCCTCATCTTCATCACAAGTAACAATTACTTGAGTGACAATTCCGTTTTCTATTTTTGCGTGATGAGCCATTAGAAGGTAATCGTTCCTGCGCTGCTAGCAGTAATTTGATATACCCGATAGCCGCTGCGCGTTGGCTCGGTGTAAGTTAGATTTGTAAGTGTTGCCGCTCTAAAAGTATTTGGAAAAGCGATTATCACAATTCCAGAGCCTCCCGTTCCGCCTGTACCTAGTGCGCCGCTGTAACCAGATCCGCCTCCACCCCCTCCGGTGTTTATAGTCGCGTTTGCGCCGTTACCTGTTACGGCGTTACCACCTCCACCTGTACCACCAGAGCCTAGAACAAATCCGGGCACGCGATTATCAACCGCACCGCCTCCACCGCCGGCTCTAGTTGTGGCTGTGCCATTTATGGAACTCGACAATCCATTTCCACCATTACCACCAACTCCGGGTACTGTTGCGGCTGTACCTGCCGCCCCTGCGCCTCCACCGCCTCCGGCTACTCCCAAAGAACCTGAGGATTGTGCGCCGTTACCACCGTTATTGCCCTGCGCGGGGCTAGGTGTAGCCGTTCCTCCTAAACCTGAATAAGAACCTCCACCGCCTGAACCTCCGTTATTACCATTGGCTCCGCTTCCAGATTGACCCGCGCCTCCTCCGGCTGTACTGGTGATCGTGCTAAAAGTAGAGTTACCGCCGTTGGAACCATTAACGCTTCCGGTACTGCCCGCGCCTCCTCCGCCGATAGTTACAGATAAAGCAACCCCGCCGGCAACCGCAAAACTTGCAGAAGTTAAATAACCACCTGCTCCACCGCCTCCGCCTGCGCCTGAATCAGCCCCACCACCACCACCGGCAATAACTAAATACTCAACCGTAGACGGACTGGCTAATGCTGGTGTACCTGTAATACCAGCGACTATATTGCCAATCATTATGCAACGGCTCCAACAACTGTCCACGCGTTTGTTGCAGTTTTGATTGCTACGGCTGCCTTGTATTGTGCGACGGTAGGGCTTGCGCTGACTGCGCCTCCACTTGTTACTGTGGTTGTGCCAGAACTCACCGCGTTGATGGTTAGCAATCCTGCGCCTGTGTTCAAAATTGTAATCGCCGTGCCATTAGGGAATGCGTAAGTGGCATCTGTTGGAATGCTTACGGTCTTGGTTGATGCATTAGAAGTAATGACAAGTGCCTGATACTGGTCAGTGCTTGCAAGTGTGTAGGTTGCACCGGTTTGGGTGTTGATCGTGTAGGCCACTAGCCCGTTAAACATTGCAGCACTAAGCACATCACCTGTAGCTGCTGGAAATCCTGTTGCCATTTACTGCTCCTTTGTGGTTAGTATGATAGTACCGAAGTGCCTAAAATCCCGTATTGACTTGACCCAATTATGAAGGCGTCAATAATGGGCTCAAGAGTTGTGAAGGTCGTAATCCAAGTGTTTGGCGTAACCGCGTGAGATACCCCAAAGATTTGCAAGGTTTTGTCTAGGGTGCTGGTTCCCGTTGCTGCCGGTTGCGTGCTTTTTACCGTGATTGGGTCGAAGTAGTCCAACTCCAATGCAGCTGTAACACCCGCCGTGCTGGTTGTGTTTAGGTCAATGCTTAACATATCCGTGCGCACCGAGGTTGCCTGCCTAGATGCAATATAAGCCCTGACATAATCCAAGGCCACTGCATCGGTTTGCATAATTAGATCAGTACGGTTGTATGAGTGTTTGAAGTAAAGGGCAATGGATGCTGCATTTTCGGCTGTTTGAGCCGTGCCACCAATTCGCGTAACGCTTCCAGAGTTGTAAACCAAGTCATCATTGAACAAGAACTTAACCTGTGAGTAAGGGATTGCTGTTCCATCGTCGGCAAACACCGTTGGCGTAGCTGCAATGCTGGATGAGGTGAAGGCTCGATCTTGAAACACCATATTGCCAGAAGCATCAATGTAAATGCTGCCATATTCTGAATCGGTGCATTGTTGTAATTTGGCGAGTGCTGTTGCTGAACTTGTCGGATTTGCCTGAACCGTAGTCGCGCCCGAATCCACGCTTCTCATCGAGGCTGGCCAAGAGATCGCATCAAGTATTTGGTTAATTCGTGTGCCAGATAAATCACCGGCTGAGGATCCTGCAACGGTTGTAAGCGTGGCAAGGTTGGCAAGTCTGAATCCATCCACGGCTGTGATTGTGGTTGTGCTCACAACCCCAACATCTCGGCTTTGCTGGTAATTGAATCCGGTGGTGTAACCCGCAAACATCGCCCAAACAATCCCAGTGGCTGGATCTGTGGCAGTGATGGTGATCTTGCGCAATGGTTGTATTAAGCCGTAATAAGGGCTGGCCGTGTTTTCGGGGTTAAATGCACCTTCTTGATCTGCAATCACAACACTGCAAGTACCGGTCTGAAATACATCGCTGAGTGCGTTACGGCCTCGATTGATATTGACCGCCTGCACTGTGTTTGAAACATCGGCTGTAATGGTTGCAGCATCGGCCAAAACATTTACGCCAAGTACACCAGATCCAATAATCATTGCCTGACCAAATGACGGGCCACTTGAGAAGTTAAGAATTACCGCAATTGCGGGCAGGCTCATCCGGTTGCCAAACCTGAAGTGCTCCAACCGTTGCGGTTGGCCTCTTGCAAGGCTGCTTGCATAATTCTTGCCAACTTCGCTTCCTCAGATATAAC